GGGTCCTTACCGGTATCATTGTCCCCATCTATAAAGGTGATAATTGACTGAACCATACTCTCACAATCACCCAAGTTATTCTGGGAACTTTCCAAAATATCTGCAATTGAGGAAGCCAATTTCCCTTTTGTTGGTACCTCACAGGCCGTTGTATTAACTACGCCACAATCTGGATTACTCATGTTATTTCTCCTTTCATGTTATAAGAATATTATAAGAGAATTTGATGTCTCTTGTCAACTACTTTTCTATTTCTTCCCTCACACGGACAAACCGTGGATGCCGAAGGTTGCCGTCAGAAGTCTTCTCCATGAACTCAACTTCCATCCACCTTCCAATGTAAGTATCCCTGATATGATGCTTACCATCAGACATAAAATGACGGGTAAGGTCAGTAATACCAGAACAAGATCCGGTATGACTTACTCCCTTGTTATCATCAAAGGTGAAGGTGATTGAACCGAACCAGCCATTTTGCCATGGCTTAGTCTCCCTGTTGGTATCAACTACTCCAGTATCTGAGTCCTTATAATACTGCTCGGGAGTCTCAGAACCAGTAATGATTACGTCCACAGTATCGTGCTTCTTGGCCTTGTACCAGACGTTAGAAGGCTTCATACATTTGTCTTTCCCCACAGTGTACACGGCACTGATATTCTTGAGCACCATGCCCTCTCTGCCAGATTCAAGCTCCTGCTGGAACAGGTTGTGTTTAGCTTCAGGAGTTGTAACAAATGGTACTACAATGAAGCCTGAATCAGTAAGGATTTTGGAGACCTTCTGGAGTTCCCTCATTCTTATATGCCACGGAAGATTGAAGAGGTTCCTCCCATTAAGTCGTAAGCAGTCAAAGATATTAAGAGTAATCCTTGGATCAACCTTCACTGTGGACTTGTAGGAAATCATTCCAGAAACCTCAGCAGAGGTCAATTCAGGGGTATAGAACTCCCCATCAAATATACTGTCAGAGAGCTCAGGACAAGTTATACAGAGATGATCTAGCCGGTGGGTAATTTCAATGGGGCGGGAGGGGTCCTCAACTGAGGCCCCTCTCGTTGTGTAACGAGCTCTACTACCATCAAAATGAAGTATACCTCTTACCCCATCAATCTTAACCTGGCCGGCATACTGTGGATTGTTAATGAGCTGCTCAATTTGGTTTTCATCCTTGCATTTCTTACAGCCCATCGGCCAGATTTTATACATCAGAATACCCCCTGAATATCCTTTTTGTAGACATGGAAGCTTCCGATAAAGTGGGAGAAGTTCCCAGGCTGTACACCGGCCTGTTCAGCAACGTAGCCCATCAGCCGAGTGGCCAGATAGACGTCGTTCTGGAAGTGAGTAACAAAGTCACAGGACCTCATCATGTAGACAATGTTGAGTTTTCCGTAACGAAGTTGGAACAGGTAACCAAGGCTACAGGGAACACGAGAACCGCCGCCAAGGAAGTCAAGATCAGTGCCTTCCCAAATGTTCAGGAACAGCTGGCGGCTTTCAGGGTGGGCTTTAAGCTCGTCAATGATCTTCTGAAGCTTCTCAGCCATTCGATCCGGGTAGGTATAGGCAAACTTCTTGTCATGCAGGAACTCTTTCCAGACCTCGGGACGAAGCTGCCAGGCCTGTCCAGGATTGATATGGAGGCCAGAGATACGTTCGGCAAATTCAGCGTCGGCCCAGGGCTGACTCGGTGACAGCTGACTGATACTGTTCATGGCGTCCTTGACAGTGTAGTCATAGTTCTGGAGCTCCTTGGTGAAGTAGTCAGCGTTGCCTTTGACCACCTTATCCTGCATGGTCTGTGGATGAACCTCCAAGCCCATCTCAGCGAGGTCTCTCCGGATCTCACCAAGGGCCTCCTCAAAATTCTGAAAGATTCTCATAACTTTTCCTCCTTCATATTGTCAAAATTAGCTTTAATAAAGGCAAAGATAGCAGCTTCTAACTGATACACCTGTTTATGCTCCAGCCCAATATTGTAGACATAGTCCAGCTGATGAAGGACCTCATGTATAAAGGTTGACTCAAACATATCAGGAGTAAGTTCTGTATCCAACACAATAGTTTGGGCATTCCCACAGCTATTACCTGATTCTCCCCTATTCCTTACTAAATTCTTTTCCCTTGATACCTTATAGGGGTGACCCCCGATTTCCACGTAGTCAGGAACTTTGAACATTATCGGTACCCCCCTTTTCCCCAGGAATCATCCTCGTTGGCCTGCTTAGCAAGCTCAAGAACGGTCTTGGGGTCAAGGCACAGTAGATCAACCTCATCATAGTCAGCCTCAAGAGTTGAGTCAATGTCGTTGACTACCCCCACAGAAAGATCTTCAGTGTATACCAACTGTTTTCGTTCCATCTGACCCTTCAACATACGGTAGGCCTCCATAGGACGTCGCTGAACACCATAGTTGGAATAATGATCACCTCGGTAGCACTTCATATACCGTTTGTAGGTATACAACTGCCATTCCGTCATATCCTTAGGGTCTGTGGTATCAAACCAATTCTCCTTACCAGCAAATACCAGAAAGTAGGGCATAGAGGTGATTGACTGATATGTAGAGACCATGTGCCAGATAACCTGGATATCTTCAAATTCAATGTCCAATGCCTCAGAAATAGTCTTAAGCAGGACATTAACAAAGATCAGATCCATAGGCCATCGGCAGGTTAACTCAGATGCCCGAGAGGTGATACAGGATACCCAACGGTCATTATGGAAGCCAAGGGTAATATTCAGCAAGCAGGCACCTGACACATTCCTACGAGCCTTGAACTGCATAGCAATGTCAGGGATATAGGTCTTATGTTTCTTCTCACCCATGTAGTGCTGAATCCGGGCAATCATCGTACCCAGAGCCTGTGTATCAAGGTACAGGTTGTTCAGCATCTTCCACTTATTCATAGTGTAGTTCAGGTCATGAAGATTCAAACCACAGGCAGGGCTCTCAGAGACCATGGTGACGTCGAACTTGTGGGCAGTTACACCTCCACGTTCATGGTCATAAGCATTAGGGGTAAAGAAGAGCCAATTGTTAAGTTTAAAGTACCCCTCAGTAAAATCGTTACAGGCAAACCTCATTATTATTTTTACCTCCATTAGGTGTTAATGCTACTTTGATACCTCTCTGGGATATACACTCAAGACAAGCCCATTTTCTGTTAGGTGTTCCTCTAGGCTCAATAGGGAATAGATCCTTGTTATCTTCTATCCCCTTATTACAAAAACAACATCTCATAATCAATAATTGGACCGCTGACGGAACTGATTTACCTTGTTCTTCCGTACGTACATACAGTACAGAGACTCAGCTGTAAAGCCAGCAGTATTGCAGAGGTTGATGAAGGACTGGAACTCATTCATGAGGACCAACTTAAACTTAGGGACGTCTGTGAGCATCTGGGACTGCTTCCAGGGCTTGTTTTTCAGGCAGTTGCAGGTCAAACCACAGCATTTGATAAAGTCAGCCATCGCAATGTCAAGAGCCCGTCTCCGCTTCCAGAACAGGTCCTTGCCATCAGGTAGATCAATGGGCTCATACCTATAATCTGCATAGAAGAATGAACCCAGCTGTGAGGTAGGCTTCATAGCCTCAATGGGGAAGAACTTTACAGCAAATTCAGGGCCAATAGGAAGAAAATCACACAGCAGATACTTCTCCACAAGGAAGTGAAGAGCATCAGCCATCTCCTCATAGAAGTGAGTGTACTCCTTGAGATCCAATGCCTCAAAAGCCTCAGCAACCTCTTCAACAGCTCTCCAGCTCATGTCTTTGATCCGTGCCTGAGCACGGGCATCGTCGAGATCTGCCGGCAGCTGATCATACAGGCACAGGCCATTGTTCTTCTCAATAGGAATGTACTTTTCAGCAAGCTTATGCTGGCGAAGGAAGATATCTCCAATGAGGTCTGCAGGGATGTTGTCGCAGGTGAAGTCAAGAACGTTTGCCATAAACATTTCCTCCTTTATATATTTCAGGAAAGCTCCGAAGATAGGCAAGAATACCACCGTAATTCGGATCTTTCGTGAAGTCAAATGTGTACTGATGAACTAGCTGATTTATAGGCCAACTGTGGTTTACGTCCCAGAACTTATTCAACAGCTTGTCCACCATTTCCTCTTTAGGATATTGCTCCCGGTCATGGAAAGTCCTCTTGATCACCTCACTAGGAGCTGTGGTGTAGATGTACAGGGGTTGACGGATCAAGAGCTGATTGGACAGATCAGCCATCATGTAGAGAGGTATATCTAACTTCCCCCGAACAACAGGGCCGTAGACAAACTCATCAATAAAGAGTCGGTCATAGATCTTATCCTCAGGGTCGTTGATACA